AGGTAAATATTTTTTAGGGTTAATTTGCTTACCCTGTTTTTTAGTACCGGTGCGTGCGGCGCGTACTTTATCCATCATTGAATATAACTGTTTTGCACCAGCTTTAGAAGAACCGTTACCTAAATGAGATACTACATCTGCAGGGATAATAAACTCACCATCTGCAATACGAGCAGGTTGCTTACCATCAATAGTTGCAGGGATAGAATCACTCATACCGTCACCACCGCCAGATAAAAATCTAGGAGGAGTTGCACCACCAGCAGCATAGTTAATTGGGCTACCTAAAGAAGCTAAACCGTCGCTACCTGCTTCGTCATCAACAGTACCGCCAGCTGCATACATAAATGGATTAGCTTTTAAATTACCAAGTGCTAGAGTAGTGTAACGCTGTCTATTAGCTTCTTGTTCTTTTTCAAGCTCTTCTTGTTCTTTTTTGAACTTTTCCATTTCGTCGGCGGCTTTTATACCCATAGAACCTACATACATAGGGACCACAGAATTAGACAAGCTACCGGTAAATGCGCTTGTATCCCCAGTAAGAACCTTGCCAGCGTTATTCATAACCGTACCCATATCTTGATTAACTAGGGCATTTTTAGGTATTAAGCTAGATGGGTCGTTCCATGCGTTAGATATACCACTAGATACTGAATCATAGGCGTTTGAAGCAGCGTTAGAAATATTTTGACCAGCAGTATTCATAGCGCCACTAATATTGCCAGAACCTAATTGCCCCATTACTGTTGGTTGTGGCGTTGCCATTGCGGTTGACCCACCTGTGGTACCTAATTCGCCAACACTAGCGGTAGCGTCACCTGCGGCTAAACCTGAGCCTTCTAAACCGACTGACCCTAAACCTGGTTCCGGTACTGGAGCTGAACCTGCTGCCGCATCTGTACCACCTAGACCTTGAGCTAAATTCTGAGCACCCCAAGTCATAGCGCCAGCCATTAAACCACGCTTAAAGTTAAAGCCATCTTCGCCTGATAGGCCAGCATAAAGAGCTGCACCGATAGGACCACCAAAATAACTAGCGGCAATCTGACCAACCGGGCCTGTTTCTTTAGCTACTTTTTGTACAACGTCTTGAATACCGTGGGTAATTGGTTGAATAATAGCGTCGTCTAACTTGCTAAGACCTTTTTTAACAATCTTTACAGGGTTAAAACTAAAGTACTCAGGTAAGCCAGTATGCGGATTGATAGTGCCTGAACCACCTAATGCCTGCAAAATACCGGCTTCTCTAGGGTTGATGTGGGCAAGCATTGTGTCGCCGTTACGACCTTTATTTTGTAGTCTTTGTGCAATATTACGCATCTCTACAGAACCACCTGCTTTATATGCTTGAGGGCCGTATGCAGCTAAACCGCCTAGACCTTGCGCAGGGCTTTGTTGTGGTTGAGCGGACATCATAGTTTTCATAATTTCTGGGGGTACAGAACCACGACCCATACCGGGCAACATACCAACCATACTAGGTGTTATACCGCCACCTAAACCACCACCTAAACCGCCCATACCTTGTTGTTGCGGACTTACAATCTCACCTTGGAGCTGAGCTCTAATCATTTGTGGTTGGCCTTGTTGCGCAAGTTGTTGACCAAACCCGCCTTGTGGCTGCTGTATTTGAGCACCTGGCTGAGAACCCGCCATAAACGGTTGTGGCTGTACTTGAGTCTTATCTAATACGCCCGCAGGAGAAAAAGTTGTACTATTACTAGGAGTAGCATTCGGCAAACCTCTACGAGCTTGCATTAAATTTTGCAACCCTTGCGGAAAGTTATTGTCAAAACCGGCCATTTTAAGTCCTTAAATTCATTTTGTTAATATTATCATGCCTGAACCGCAGACACAAACGTTATTGAGCCTAATGCTGAAGGAATTGCAGGTCTAGCGTAAGGGCTAGTTTGCGCCACATCAGCGTAAATATATACTCCATCTACTGGCCCAGTAGTACTATAAGCTTGGTCAGTAGCCCACATTAGCTGCATGGTATCCCCGACAGCCATTTCAAAAACTACTTCTGAATACCCACATAAATAAGACGGAACCCCGGTGCTTTTACGTGCTGGGATGGAAAAACTAGTAGTCGAGTTAGCAATATCTGCCCCGTTTACTCTAAGCCAGACAACTGCATCATGTACTGTATTTGCTGTGTTTACAAACTGTAAACTGAATGTAATCTTATATATACCCGCATAATCTGCGGTAGCTGAACCGGGAGCGCTTAGCGTAAATCCTAACCCAGAGTCCAAAGTATTCCACTTAACTACAGTAATAGTATCATTACCACCAGCATACTGGTCTGTAGAGTCCGAAGCTGCAATATGTGGGTTTCTTAGCTCTCTACCACTACCCCAAAAGTAGTCGGCTTGTAGTGGGGTAAGGGAGTCTAACTGCCTAAAATATAACCCTAGCACTCGAATTAGCTGCGTTATGTACTGTTGGTCATACCCCGCCGGCGGTACCGGTAGTGGAGGGGACCTAAACTTTTGCATCGCCATTAGCGTTTACCGTCCGGTCTACCATCAATACGAGGAGCACCTAACTGCCATTGAGTATTTAACCCATCGGAAGTTATTTTAAGTCCCATTTGACGAGCACGAGCTCTAATAAATACTTGGTTTGTATACTGTTCTACAGGTACAGTAGTTGACAGTTGTACGGCTTCTTCGGCCTCTGTCATATAAGAAGAACCTGGGAAGTTTCTAGGGGTAACCGTAAAATATACTGTGGGCGTAGTTGCTGTAGACCCTGTAAAGTTAAGGTCGGGGATAATACGTTTAACTAAAGTAAAGTTTTCGCCATCTGAAATATCAAAGTCAGACGATTGGATATATGACACCATAGGTAATAACCCGTCGTTTGTCCCACGCTCGTGGTCATACATAGTACCAGTCCAAGTAATAGGGTCAGTAACTACAGCCTGTGGGTATTTACGTAGTGGAGTGTCTAACCAAGCAGTACGGGCAATAGTTCCATAATGCCAAATCTGTTCTAGATGGTTGTATACAACATAAGCGTTGTTATAGTTAGAATCTGCAGTTGGGTAGAACCACCAAATCTCGTTCCAACCTTCGTTAGTACCGCACACAATCTGGTCAACCTGGTCGTAGTTAATGTTCTCAAACACGTGGTTTCTTAACGTGCAAGGTAGCGTCTCAACTCGGCCTGAATAAGCGTAGAACTTGTCATGCCCCATCCAGTAAGTGACGTTATTAACTGTAGCTACACAACGAGGACCAATAATTGAGATGTTATCTGCGTATTCTTGCAATCCAAACACATCAGTAGTACCTAAGAACTGTAGACCATATAAGCTAGAGTCTGTCCAAACTAAAGTTTCTTGACGTGCGGCTAGCCCACGAATAATACGGGAACCACGAGAAACTCGAATAAAGCCAGCGGAGTTAGTTACTTCTGGAGTCCAATTACCTGGGTCGTCTTGATTAGTCCAACGAATTAACAATGGGTCTAGTTCACCACCACCTAAAGGTGTACAACCTAAAGCGATTAAGTGCTTATCGTTTTGAGAAACTAAAACCTGCATAGCTTGTTCAGGAACATCAGTAGCGCCAGCTAAGTCCGCTAACTCAATAGCTCTTGTATTTAGTGCGTTTGTAGGGTTTGTAGAACCACCACGCTCCCAGTAATAAATAACCCCGTTTCTAATATTCATAACAAGGTCGTTATCAAAGTTGTCAAACCACCAATCTCGTTGAGGAATATTAACTGGCTGAGTAGAACCTGAACCCCATGCACCACGACCCCATGCACCGGTACCCCAACCGTAACCGTAAGTAATCACTGGGAACCCTACGTTAATATCAAACTTAGCCGTAATATTAGTACCGCCGGCGTTTGAAACTGTAGAGCTAGCAGAAGTTGTTACTGTAAAAGTAAATGTATCTGCGTCTATTTTGGTAATTTTGTGGTTTGCATTTAGCTCTGTAATAGGGATTCCACCAATAGTTTGAGGTGAGCCAGAACCAACAATACCACTAAAGGTTACATAATCATCCGTAAAAGAACCAAACCCAGTAATAGTGACTGTAACTACATTTGAACCGCTTGTGACATCTATACAGTTATTCGTAGATGGGGTTGTAACACTAGTATATGTAGCAGCTAAAGGAGTAATGTCGTATAAAGCACCACCGGCTTCGATATATACTTTTTCGTTAGTCCCTAAAGCCATAAGGTCGTCACCATAACTAGTGATGTAGTTAAACATCTGGCGACATGCCCCAAGGATAGTAAAGGTACCGTATTGCTGCCAACCACCTAGTTTTTGAGGATATCCTGAACGGAAACGAATTTTATCACACGCAAACCAACCGCCTTCGTTAGCATAGTTAGTCTGGTCTCTATTGACCCCGGGTGTGAATTGTAGTTTCTGTAGTGCCATATTTTACCCTAAGAATAGTGCGCGTTCCGCTTTGCGGCGTAAGTCAAGGCCTCTTAAAACTTTACCACCACCTTTATTCCAAAGTAGTAGTTGGTCAGCGGCTTCATCCCATAGTTCGGCGTTAACTTTGCGTCTTAATGTAGACGATTGTAAGCGACCCGCACCTAGGTTGTAAACGAAAGATACGATAGCCCCAAGCTTGTTTTGATGCGCCACAAGGGTCGGACATAAACGTAACGCAGATGGTACAAAATCACGGTTTAGTGTGAATTGCAAAAGCGACTCTGCTCGCTCTAATGTAATTGGGGGGTCCTGCAAGGTTACCCTGCGTCCGTCCTCATAAAACGTGGACCCATACCCAATAGTAGGGACGTTGGCTGAGCACATATAAGGAGTTAAACGCAACCCCTCGAAGTGCTTAATAAGGTCAACGGCCTCTTTACTTATCATTTTTTAGCTTTAATAACTCTATCTAAGAACCAAAAGTTCACAATACCCCAGAACAAAGCCTGGTCATCCGGTGTGTACAAGGTTTTAGCAATAGTCAAAGCATCAACACCTTGGTTGTGTAATGCCATAGCAGTAGTGTATTTAACGGCTATATACAAACATAGCAATATATAAGTAATAACTGGGCGGACTGATGTATTTAAGAAGTCCACAATAAAGTTACCAGTAGGCTTAGACTGAGCAACCAATACATCACTTAAAGCCTGCACATCTACGGCTTCTTGGTAAACACGAGCTTCTTCTACCTTTTGCTGGCCTTTAATCTTCATAAACTCAAGCTGCTTATCTTGCATAGCAAGCTCATGGGAACGCTCATTTTTAGCGTCTAAAAACTTAAAAATCTCTGGAACAATACGGAAGGCACCGCCTAATAAACCGCCCAGAATAGATGAACCTGCACTAATAAATTCCATTATTTGCTCGCTATAACTTTGTTTTCGCCTTTAGTAACCATTACTTTATCGCCTTCAACGGTTACATTCATAGGGTCACGGTCAGCCATACGGTCTAAACGCTCGATAAGTTGTTTCATAATTTCAAACTCTGGCTTCTCTTGTTTAGGAGATGCACCGGCAATACCGTTGAGCATTGAAATCAGCGCCACCAGTGCAGAACCTAGCAATCCCATAACGGCGGCAATCTTCTCGTTGTCTAGGTAAAGGCTTGCACCAACACCAATAATCACAATCAAAGTAATGTAGAAAAGGCCTTGTTTACCAATAGCTTTACCAGCCACATCTTTGGCTGATTGTTGGGCTTCAAGAAGTTTAATCTGGTCTTTTAGTTCCATGTGTTTCCTTTATAGGTTCTCCACCAACTACCACGCATGGGTATGGGTGTTTTTTAGCAATGTAGTCACCAAGAGTTTTTTCTTTAGGGGCCCACTCAGAACCCTCTTTAAAGATTTCAGCATCTGGATGTGCGTGGTCATAGGGCATCTAACTGCTCCTGTGTTGGCTTTGGATACGTAGGATGATTCCACTCAGCGATATAATCGCCTTTACCGTCCCACTGATTACGTAAAAGAATGTTTACCTGAAAGTCATGGTAATTTAGATCTGGATATAAAGTTTTAATTTTTTCGTATAAGTTCATATTAAGGCCCCTTAGTTAAGAAACATGCAGACCAATTAGAGGTTAATGTTGCACCATCAGCAATGAATCCTGGGTTTGTTCCAACTGTTCCATAAGGAGCGTAGCCGGCCCAAATTTCAATATAGTCCGAAGTTCCGTTCATATAGATAATGCAACTTACGCTTGGCTGTACATAAATAGCGTCTTGGGTAACTATTTCATCCCCACGTCTATATTCTTGATTATTTTTATAGATAGCTACTGAACATCCAGTTTGCCCAGTTGTTCCAGACCCTGGAGTAATACGCGCAGTACCGTTTACTTGATAATAGCCAGCTACTGTAGGTGTAAATCTGTATTGAGAAGTACTGTAATTTGAGTTGGTATCCCAATTTTCTGTGTTGCAAGCAATTTTTGTTGGGGTGCTACCTGATATACCTAATTGAGAAGCGCTCGCATAAGCGCTAAAAGTAGGTTGGGCCGTAACCCCTGTACCACCACTAGAAATTGCTAACGTAGCTGATAACCCTGCAGCCGTAGTAGCCGCACCAGCCGTTAAACTTGCTGCAGTTCCTGTTAGTCCTGTGCCAGCACCGCTAAATGAAGTGGCAGATAACGCTCCAGTAGAAGAGTTAAAAGATAGTCTTGAGGAGTTAGTTTTTGCTCCAGTACTTGAGCTTGTAGAAGCTGTTGAAAATAGTGGGTAGCAGGCTGTTGTCGACGTGTCCGCCGCCACCGCTACGTTTGTTGCTGTTGTTGCTGAAGTAGCCGTTGTTGCTGTTGTTGCTGTACCAACTGTTAAACTAGAAGCCGTACCTGTTAACCCAGTACCTGCACCACTAAATGACGTAGCTGTAAATGCGCCTGTTGATGGGTTGTAATTTAGTTTAGCTGATGATACATATTCTGTTGTAATTGAGCCAGTAATAGCGTTTGTAAACAACGGATAACGTACAGCATTTGTGGACGAATCGTCAGTAATAGAAACACCTGAACCACTAGATACGGTTTCCCATGCGGCAACAGTACCATTAGTTTGAAGTACCTTGCCTGAATTACCTGTTTGGGATGGTAATAATGCAGTAATCGCTGCAGTAGCAGTAGTAGCGCCTGTACCACCTTGTCCTATAGATAGAGCTGTAGTTAGTCCTGATAGTGAAGTAATATCAGAGTTAGCACCTTTTAAAGCAAACGGAGCCGCTGCGTTAGACGTTGCACCTGTACCACCTTGGGCGGCACTAAGTGGGGTAGTTAGACCAGATAATGAAGTAATATCAGAGTTAGCACCAGAAGCTGCAGCACCTAAGTTAGTTCTAGCGCCAGAAGCTGAAGAAGACCCAGTACCACCATCGGTAACAGCTAAATCAGAACCTAGGCTACTAATAGTAACCCCAGTAATTGCACCGCCAGTAATAGATACGTTATCAAATGCTTGTGTAGCAATTGTGCCTAAACCAAGGCTTGTTCTAGCAGCTGAGGCACTTGTTGCGCCTGTACCACCACTAGCAATCGGAAGGGCTGTACCTAAAGTTAAAGATGGGATATAGTCAATTGCTTGTACTACACTTGCTCCATCTACATATACCATTGTAGTTTTACCATTGGCTACTGTAATTCCAGTACCGGCAGCTGTTTTTACAATAATACTTTGACTTCCAGACGTGCTGTTTTTAACAATATATGGCTTCTCAATAGTAGGAACCACAAGGTTACGGGTAGTAGTTAACCCACCTATAACAGAAGAAGTAACCTCTAAAAAGTAGGCTCTAGCAACTTGTTCCGCTGTTGAGTCAGATAATGAGATAGTAAGGTCTGCATCAGTAGAAAAATCAGGGTTACCTTTACCTACAATAGCTTGCTCTAGAACGTTAGCAAAGTTATCGTTAGTTGTTTCGCCCCAATCACCCGTCTGTTCACCAGTAGTGATTAACTCAATTTTTAGGTTTTGTGACCATGTACTTGCCATTTAAAGCTCCTAAGCAGCTATTTGAGTCCAAGTAGGACTCTGATTATTATTAACTTGTGTCCAGTCAGAACTTTGGTCATCGTCAACTTGCCCCCATACGGCATTTTGATTATCGTTGATTTGGTTCCAAATTAGGACATTTCCAATATATCCGGTTGCAAAAACGCCTGTTACGTTTATGATACTATTAGTTAGTATTGTAACAGTTCCTAAAGCGCTTGTTGAGCTAACTCCAGTTACGTTTACTAGTATTCCAGTACTTTCTTCTACCGTTACAGAACCTAGTTGAGAAGTGCCTTGCACCCCTGTTACGTCTATTAAGTTGTCACTTATGACAGAAACACTACTCAATTCAGCAGCTGTATCTACCCCAATTACTTCTATTTGGGCAGTTGTACCGGCTACTACAGTACCAACAGCGCCTGTGGCTTCTACCCCAGTAACGTTTACGATAGTGACGGCGCCAGCCTGAACTGTACCAACTTCGCCAGTAGCTTCTACCCCAGTTACAAATACAGAGGTTTCGGCATTTACAGCAACGGTACCAACAGCACCTGTGGCTTCTACACCTGTTGGGTATACGACGGTAACTGTACCCGCCTGAACTGTACCAACTTCGCCAGTAGCTTCTACCCCAGTAACGTTTACAGCTGTACTTGTAGTTGTATTTACAGCAACGGTACCAACAGAGCCTGTGGCTTCTACTCCTGTAACGTTTTCAAATACGTTTTCTTTAGCGTCTACAGTAACAGTACCTAAAGCAGTAGTACCTTCTACACCTGTAACGCTTACTGATACATTTTGAACTGCATTTACGGTAACGGTGCCTACTGCACCTGTGGCTTCTACGCCTGTAACGCTTACAGAGACGTTAGCTGTTGTATTGACTGTAACTGTACCAACTTCGCCAGTCGCAAAAACACCTGTAACACTAACGGCTACATTAATCCCACCTTGCGGTAAGGCGGATATGGGTGCTTCAGAGAGGGCGCTGTAACCGAGCATTTAATTACTCTGGTTGTGGTTTAGGGTATTTTGCCTTAACAGCCAAGCAATCTGCAATATATTTATCTACTTGAGCTTGGTCACCTTTAACAATTCCATCAAGATAGTCTGCCATAGGTGGGTATTCAGAAGCTCTTAAATCAAGGACTCTTTTTAGCGTGTCTTCATAAGAAGCATCTACTGTTCCCCATACCTGCACCCATTCACCATTTTCATAAACTGGGTCTAATTCAAATACATCTTTAGTATGGTCCACTAAAGGTCTTTCTGTAGGTTTTACAGGATAAACACTCCATTCCGCAAACAAAGAATCAGGAATAACCGCAGGAAAAGAGGTCCCAGAATTATCAGACATTAATTGACGTACTGAATAAGGATACTGGTCAATTTGTCCGTCTTTAAGTTTTATATACATATTATGGTCTCCAAGAAACAGCAATTAATTGAGCGGTGTCAGCTAAACCACCTACAGTTAATGTGCCATTAGTAACTGTATCAGAAGCGCCTATAGAAGAAGAGCCAGTAGCTCCGTATCTAGAACTGCCTGAAAAAACTAAATTAGCATCTTCAGTAAAAGTAGACGTGCCTGTCCACGTTGCGGTATTAATAGTACTATCGCTTCTGGTAGAAACAACATAAATCATTGCTCCCCCGCCATAAGAATCTATAGTTACCGACCTGGTTCCAGTTCCTTCTGCAGATGATGCAGTATCGTAAGGTGTTGAGTAGTTTGATGTTAAAGTGTACCAAGTAAAGTTAAAGTTGTTAGAACCTGATGCTTGTTTTGTAAAAACAATATCTGCAGTAGTTCCTGAAGGGACGCTAGCGTACCATATACTAGTTCCAATTGAGCCTGAAACATAAGTCACGCCAGTCGCAGAAACACCCCCAATAGTTACTGCAGAAGGAACGTGTCCGTTAGAATAAGCTAATGCAACTAATACAACCCTATATGCACTAGCGTCACCAATTGCTGCTGCTGAATAAGTATATGTAGCTGTAGCACCAGTAACGGCATTGTTACCAGCATATCCTCTGTATACAAGATTTATGCTCGTTGGTCCTTTAGGAACAGCTCTAAGAAAATGACTTAACATTATGATACGTTTCCTACGTTAGCACCATAAATAGTAGAACCAACTTTCCACAATTCAATGACTGTATATCCTGTAGTTGCTAATGTTGGAGCAGTTCCACCTACCCAAGTAACAGCTAAAGTAGTCCAAGTAACTGTATAAGCAGTTCCGTCAGCAATCATCAAAGTCATTGACTCACCAGCGTTCCATGTGCCAGCAGTAGGAGTTCTTGATGCACCTAAAGTCCAAGTCTGAATTGTTCCGTTTAACGGACTAAGAGGAACGCCAGCAGCATCGACAACTGCGTAAATTGTTTCATCTATTGCACCAGCAAACACAACACCATTATCAGTTCTTATAGTTAAAGCATCTGTACCAGAAAATGCAATACCTATTGGTAGAAGTGACCCTGTTCCATTAAATGCTGAATTTATTGTGTGTTTTGTGGAGTTTGTAGCAAGGGCAAAGTATGCTGAATTTCCTGCATCAGACGTATTATGTACTCTAAAAGAAGAATTAGTGCTTGTGCCGTTTGGTAATACAGTAATAAATGTAGAACCATTTGTTGTGCTTGATTGAAAAGCTAATCTATTAGCAAGTGTTGCATTACTGAAATCACCTAAAATTCTTGCACCACTACCAGTAAACGTCATTGACCCAGTAGTGTCATCAATAGTAACTGCACTATTCTGAATCAACTTGCCTGTAGTGCCATCGTAACGAGCAATAGCGTTGTCTGTTGAGGATGCTGGGCCAGATACGTCGCCAAAAGCAGGGAATGTATTTGTACCAGAAGACAAGTCTTTATTAGTAACCGTCTGTGTGTTGGTAGCAGTTAGTACATTACCTGGTGTAATTATTGTTGAAAGTGTTGACATTTATTATCTCCAAGAAACCGCTGATAAGGTATACCCGTTAGCCGGTGCTGCATCCGTTGAGACTACAGTAATTGTTAGGTTGCCCCCGGTTGTATTAACACTTGCGCCAGCAAATGAGTTAGATGTTTCAGCAAGAGTTACATCATAGTTTTCTGTGGCATTTGTCCATGTAAATGTTGATGAATCTGCGTGCGATGTTCCAGCAATAACGACTCCGTTAGCGCTTGTATCTAATGTGACAGTTCTAGTATCTGTGGAGGCATTTGTAGTTTGTGACGCAGTAGCCACAGGGGTTGCTGATTGGTACCCGGTGATTCTATAAACCCCAACAACAGCTCTTAGTAGCGTAGTTGTTGCAGTAAATGAAATATCCGCAGTTGTTCCGCTTGTTATTACGGCAGAAGCTATTGCACAACTGTCTGGGTCAGATGGGTTAACGTGAATCGTTGCAGAAACACCACCGATAGTACAAGAAGAAACCGTCCAAGCAGTGCCAGTACCTTGTCCACCATGTAAATTAACAACAATTAAACCAGGACCACCAATATTAACCCCAGTAAATGTATAAGTTGACGCGTCTGTAGTATCAGATACGTTAGTTATATATTCTGCTTGCGCTGCAGAACCAGGTGAAAGAGCAAGCAAAACACTTCTACCATTGCCGCTTGTAGCATCTACAGTTATATCACCTGTAGCGCCAGAATTAAAAGCTTTATCTAGTAGGTAAATAGTAGAGGTATTTGTTGCTTCGTACCTATCTGTCCAGCCAACAGGAGTATCATAAGTAGCTGCAGAACCTCTAGTTACAAAGTCAATAACCAAACTACTATCTGTGGCTACCGTAATACCAGGAGCAACGGTTGGGTCTGCCAAACTAGCAGATAAAGTACCAATTTGACCCCACGAAGCATTTCTGTAACAAAGAATAACTACGTGTAAATCAGAAGAGCCACTTAAAGTAAATGTGTAGTTAGCACCTTCTGAACTTCCTGCATCCTTATAAAAACAACCACGACCACTTGTATCTAAAACTTCTGTCCACCCAGCAGGGGCTGTCCATGTATTAGAAGATGATGTCATAGCAAAAGCTACAAGAATATCATTTTGAACAGTTCCTGTAGGTTTATCAACAACTACTGTTGTCGTTGCAGTAGCTGAATTACTTGCTTGAGCTACATAAGTAATAGGCGGTACAAAGTCTGCGTTTGGAATACCAACTTGGAAACAAGCATAAGTATCTGCTGTACTCATAGTTGCAGTATCTGTACCACTTGCTCCTGTATTTACTTCATCATAAGAAACATCAAAAGAACATTGAGTACCAAATGAAACTATAGGATTTGTTCTTGTACCAGTCCATGTCTGAGCCGAAGCGTCAGCAGTAAACACAGATAAAACTAACGAGTTATCAGAAAGAATATCCACGCTTGGTGCTGTCTGAGAACTAGTAGCTGAACCTGTTTGAACAGTCCCAACATATGGAACACCAGCGTTGGTGAAACGCATGATTGTTCCGCTACCTCTAACACTAGCTCCTACAAAAACTTGAGTAGCTCCCTCAGTTCCGTCAGCAATTTTATATTGAAGTGAAGTTGATGGGTCTGTGATTGAGTTTACTAATCTAGTCCAACCTGTTGCCTGATTCCATCCGCTAGTTGCGTTAGCAACTAATACAGCTACCAATAAATCTCCAGCCGCTGTAGATGTGGGGATATTAATCGTTAAATCTGTTCCAGTTGATTTAGATGCAGTTGTGCTTGATTGATAAACAGGAGATGAAGCCGCCGCTTGTGCAACAGCCCCAAGAAGCATCATCTGGATACCACTCACGATACGTTTCCTGACACTACGCAAACGGTACCACTGATAAACAACACCGTAGCAACCCCACGTGTAGCCAAAGTCATGGTCGATTTATCTGTATCTGTACCTGCAATATATGCAGTAGTAATAGAGCAAGTAATGGTTACGTTACCGGTGGTATTATTAAATATAGAAACTACATCGCCAGCTGAGAACGTGCTGTTAGGGATAGTAATGCTGCCGCCAGAACCAACACCAACAAATTTACCTACATCAGTAGTAACTAAAGAATAAGAAGTTGTCTTGTCTGAGCCAGACTGAGGTACGTTTTTGTATCCAATGTTTGTGTTGTTAGATACCGCTACCGCATAAACTTCCCAGGTTGTACCTGTATAAATAAGATTAACACTAATGTCGTCAATATCACATACTAAGTCTTCAGCTAACCCGGCAATAGTTGAACCGTTACGTCCAATAGTTAAGTTATTTGTACCCCAAGATGTGGCAGTATCAGCCACTGTAACTTGCATGTTAGCTGCTGGGGACGCTGGTAATGTAACTGTAAATGCGCCGCCAGACGTACTTGTTAATACACCTTCATTAGGACCGGCTGTGTAGTTAGAAGTCTTTACACCTGTATAGGTAATAGACGCACGTTCTGCTGGGTAAGTTACAAATACATCTTTATCCCCGGCGGAGAAGTTGACTAAAGAGCCACTATTAGATGACTCTAAAACGGTTGTACGGCTAAGTGTAGTTCCGCTTGCTGTATATGTGCCAATGCCAACTTCCCACTCAGACCCGTTTTGTAAGGCGATAGTGTAGTAAGTGGCATTACCATCCCCAATAGCAGAGAATGATTGAAAGCCTGTAGCGGCGCCAGCTAATGTAACTGTACCAGTACCAGTAGTCGTAGTGGTCTCTTTGACCCTATCCTTTAGAACTAACGCCATACAAACCCTCCATTAAGCAATACGAATAATTGCGTTTGAAGCGTCGGCTGTTGGGAACACAATAGTAAAGTCACCAGAGCTTGATGATTTATCACTACCAAAGTCTAGTACACAAACTGATTTATCTGAAGCAGAGCTGTTGTAAATCAAAGCGCCACGAGCAGTAATTGTAGAGCTAGACCATGTTGTATCAGCAAAGTCAGTGAAAGCTGTTGTACCAGAAGATGTTGGTGTAACGTTAGTTAGTGTATTACCACCAGCTGTATATCCTGTACCTGTTACTTCGTTAGAAGTTGTATATGCAGTTGTAGTTGCACCTAAAGTTGCTGAGCTTGTATACAAAGCAATCTTGAATGTGTTACCAGTTGTGTTTGTAAAGTTGTGCGTAGCAGTCATTAGTTCTACTTTGAAGCTGGTGCACATTGCTTGAGAAATCGCCATTTGGGGCTCCTATTATTTCAATATATTAATTAATTCAGGGTGTCCTGCTTCCCTGAGTCGGTTTGCGATAGTGGTTCTATCAGACTGAACAGCTTCTTTTAAATAATGCACTAGCACATGGCGAATGTTTTCTCTAAAAGCTTCTGCTTGATCTTTAATTAGCGGGTTAGCATCTTTACCCACATAAATAATTTTATCTAAGGCGCGCTCTGCTATTTCTTCAGGAGTAAACCCACGCCCAGAAGTAGAATGAACTGAAACACTACCCGTTAATAATACGCCTTGATTTGCAATCATCTTACTGGATACCTCACTTGTCCGGTTCTATATGAGTCGGTTCTATCTTTACCATCACCCAACTGCTTGAGTAATGCCATTGCCTCATCATACCTTGCTTTATATGTAGTTACAACGTCTGCATCGGACTTCATAAAAGAAGCTGCTTCTAGTAACGCACCATATAAAAGTACTGAGTCAAAGTTATCGCCTAGCCAAGAAGTTTCAGCTGTAACTATAGATTCTGGGTAGTAGAAATAGTGAAGTTCTGCTGTATAGTCGTCATCTGGCGTAGGGCCTAGAATAAAAGACAACTCATTAGGGTCGTTAAGACGTGGTCCAAATAAAGCGTAGTACTTAGGTAATCCCTCATCAGTTGGGCTTGGGTAAGCTTGCCTAATAAAGTTGACGTCTTTATCTAATAGATACTCGTAGGTATCATCCGCATCAATAACGGCTAAAGAATACACTGCTAAAAAGTCATTAGGGCAAGCTAGGTATTTATTACTAGCAGTTAAAGTGCCGGTTACGTTTTTACGAAGTGCTGGTAACTGTACAAAGTTATATACACGCTGCTCTGCTTGTTTTACAAACGTAGCAATCTGGTCGGCAGAAGTAAAAGACCCAACTGTATCTGGGAAATCGTTTTCTGCGTAGCCTTTAATTGCGGCGGTTAACTCAGTATAGTTCATTAGGGTTTATCCTTAAGCCATTGGCCCACGTGCTTTAGTACCTTTAGTAGCTGCGCCAGTACCACGAATTTTCATTTCGCCGTTTTTATTAATAGGGTCGCAACATCCTTTGCTATACCCGGCAACTGACATGTTAAGCTTGTCAATACCATTACCTGGTTTAGTTACTGCGTCTTTAACGCTAGTCATCTTTTTACCGTCCATAGTGTGTGGCTCCGCATAAACTTCGGCAGGTCCTACTTCTTTCCCGCCCTTTTTCATTGAATATTTAGCCATGATTAGCCTCGTTTTTGAGCTGCAACTTTAGCTAAGCCACGGCCCATAGTCTTCATGTCAATGTTCTTTTTACCACCACCTGAGCTCTTAGAGCCTTTGCCAGATACTGCGGCTACCATTGGACCTGAGTCACCTAAATTTTTGCCTTTTGTTTTGCCTTGCTTAGCAACGCCATCGGCTGATTTTGTAAATGCCATTTTAAACTCCTAAGAAGTTGTTATTGTTACTGTACCGACTTGACCTTCTGCAATTAAATCATTCGGCGTTAAAAAATCTGCTTCTAGTCTAGAACCACCAACTGGAGCCCAGCCCCATTGAAATACTCGACTACCACCCTCTGGGAAACCATCTGGGCCTAAACCTGATTGATAATAACTGGTATCAGGTCTTGGCTCTCTTACAGCTTGAGGATCGTTTACTGGATATAAACCCAACGACAACTGCGGCTGGTCTGGTTCCCAACATTCTGGGCATACCTTAATATTAACCTGTTTTACCTTAATTGTCAGCTTTTTAAGTTCTTTTAGCTTATATCTCTGCCCGCAGCGGTCACACTCTGCAATTGCATATTTACCAGAAGAAAAGCGATTAGGCATCGTTATCTATAAAAAGAGGTTCTTGGTACAAAACGTACAGGTGCTTTCTCACGGTCTTCCTCAGAAGCCAACTGCCATTGTTGCTCATAATCGGCTTTTAACTCCATTCTGCGTTGTGGGTCAACAGTAGGAATCTTCATAGACATGTAGTAAGCCAAACCAGCAACCATGCAATTAAGAAAGCGGAACGGAATATCTTGGGTATTAACACCATTGCCAGCGTCTTGAATACGACGTAAACGCCAGTAAACAAAGTAGTAATAAGGTGAGGATACGCTACCCTGGTCAGGTACAGGCCAAATATTAATCTGTGGGTATTTAACTTCTGTCGTCACACCATCAGGATAAGTAGCACCAGACTGGCGATTAATCCACACTTGAATAGGGCGACCGGTTGCATTCTTGTTCGGGATAGTTGAGTACGTCGACTCTGAGATGCGGCTAATATTAATATCAGTTTGTTGCTGCCCAGTACCAGTACGAATAACATGGTCCAATAAGTCAATAGTGTCAACAGGTAAGTCATAAACTGCCGTTCCTTGGTATACAGGAATAACGCCTTGTTCTACTGTCCATAGGTTAATACCACGATTAGCCCACTCAATAGTCAATAAGTTTAACGAACGACGTGCGGTACGCAAATCATATCCAGTACGTAGCTCAGAGCCACAACGCTCAAACGCTTCTTCTACAAGCTCGTTAAGGTCTAGATTAAATGTTGCGGTACCTTTAGTAGTCATTATTTTGCCTTCTTTTTAGCAGCAGTCTTTTTCGCAGCAGCAACTACACCTTTTGCAGCTACCTTTTTCGGTTTTGCAGATACACGCTTTTTTGGGGTTGCCTTCGCTGCCTCCTTACGAGGAGCAAAATCTTCAGTTACTTTTGGAAAAGGCCAAGGTTCAACCGGCTTTGTAGGCTCTGGTTGTCTAAACATCCCTAGTAACTTAGCTAATAAAGCTTTCATATCATTCTCTTTCTATCATTATACGTACAAAAAACAGGTCAATAACCAGTACATCGCAGTCTTCAAATGTTTGAATCTCTACACCTAACATTACACCAGTAATAAAGTAAAAAGAGATTGTTGTCATTACTTAACCTTTCGGTATGGTTTTACTTTCTGTTTAATGCTTTTTGGCTGGGCTACAAACTGTTTACCAGCTGCTTTTCCAGCACGTTTTGCTTTGGTTGTTGCTGCATACTCTGCCGGGGACAAAGCCTTAATTGCCTTTTCTGGTAAGTATCTTTCACCTGTTTCAGATGATTTTTTACCTGACTTAGTGGTCCATTTCTGGTCACCCCAAGCCTTCAAAGACTTTTGTGGCTTTGCTAATCCGCTCACTTGTATCCACCACCCGCTGCTTTGTACTTCTTAGCTACTAACTGTGCTTTACGAGCCATTATTGAGATTAACAAAACTCTTTCTGAAGCTAAAGGTGGATGGAGAGTATTGGTAGGTGTAGCAGGTGCCGCAGGTG